ATTGCCAACATTTATGTCCACATTACCACCTACCAGTGGTCGAGAGTATTCTATACTAAACTGCCCAGCATTTCCATTGACTGCGTAACTATAGTCCAATGTTCCGTATTGATAATCACCGCTGGCATCACTGAAAATTCCGGTAGAGACTGATGTGCTGATGCTGGTGAGGCCATTCACATACGGTTGACCTGAACTGTTAAGTATGTCACCACCTGCTGGCAGTGTTAGGTTGCCATCTTCACCAAACTGCCATCTGCGTAGCGTTGAGTCTGACAGGTTGATGTCAATGTTGATGTTGCCGTTGCTCTTGATATCACCTGGGATAGTTAAATGACCATCTGTGCCAAATGTCCAAGAATATTGATTGAAATTTTGTGTGGCTATTTCAACCCCACCAGTGTCTGGAAGTTTCACATAGTTGCTGTCATCGCCCAAGAACAAATCAATGGCCTGCTGGCCGCCTTTCATTATGTGGAAATGACTTTCCCCGCCTGCACACTCTGCTAGGTTGCCCAACAATATTGTGCCACGGGCTGTGGTTATTGGGACACCAGAGCCAGCTTCACCGTCACCTATAGTAGAACCGTTTGGTAATGTTAATGCACCAGTTGATTCAAGCCTAACTGTGTTGGCACCGTTGACCAAGGTTGAACCACCACCGCCACCATTAGGACCATTAACCCAAAAGCCGCCTGCCCATTGTAAGGTATCCCCAACTTGAAGATCGCTGACCTGTACATCATTTACATTTAAATTTAAACTGATATAATTTCCGTTGTCCTGGAGTATGCGATTATTGTTTATTAAAAGTTCACCGTTAGCGTCAACGCTTAATGCAGCATTGCCAAGATAGATGGTTGATCCGCTGACATAAAGACTGCGCCAAGGCAGTGTGCTTGAGCCTAGATCGCCACCATTGGCAGTCTGTGGTACAATGTTCCCACCCACTGACAGGTTGCTGGTTATGGTGGTTGCACGATCAATAACAATACTTGAACTGTCGTCTGTGCTGATCGTGCTGCCTAAAAATGTCAGTGTGGTATCTTGATCAGCTGCTGGTGCAAGCCCTACCGCTTCGTAGAGTTCTGTAAAGTTAGCATTGACTTTTTGGAACGCAGCTCGTAGGCTATCGCCTTTCTTGTCGTTAGCTGCGGTACCTACGTTGATATTCTGTTTTGCCATTTATCGCTCCAATTATGCCAATGCTGCTATTGCTGTTTTAAATGCAGCAAAATCTGCACTTGCCGCCACAATGGTTTGTAATTCTGTTATATTAATAACTCTGCTACCTTGCACACGCAATCGTTGAGTTACATCTAAATCGTTTTCTATAGTAACATCGGTGTTGAATGTTGTTTGTACATCCACCGTCAATCCGCTGGAGTCGCTGGTGCTAATAGTGCTGCCGATAAATTCTAGTACGTTACTAGAGAACAATTCCTTAGTTGATGTATCATACATCAACGGTCTACCGTTGGCAGTTGAACGTATTGGATTTACATAGAAACCAGCTGCTGCGCCGTTGAGTGCAACCCCGCTGGCATTAATAACAATGCTATTTGCAGACTGGCTGGTTTGGCCAGCAATAGAACCAATTGCCACTGCAGATGCGCCTTGTGAAGTTGCACCAGCATTATAACCAATGGCTATAGCATCCGCACCTTGCCCGGTATAACCAGCTCCTGGCCCAACAGCAACAGCATATTGTCCTTGATTAATTTCTCCAGACTCTCGTCCAAATGCCACAGCGGCTGTGCCTTGATTGTTGTAACCCGCCAGCCATCCAACTGCGGTGGCATTATTGCCTTGAGTAATACTGCCAGCACTTGCACCAAGAGCAATTTTAGTTTCTTCTGTTCTTAATGTTGTTGCAAATATTCCGCCATAGACTTTGTTTTCTACAGCGTCAATAATTTTAGTTGAATCGTCACCAAACACTGAACCTTTCAAATCAAACACTGGATTAACTGCAATGGTCAGTGTGTCTGTTCCGACAGTTTTAGATAATGTAATGCCCTGTCCGCCGTTGATATTAAGTACGTCACTGACAGCGTCAGCTTGTAATCTGTTTATGGTATCACCGTCAACTTGAATTTGTGTAAATGCATTAACAGCAGGAGCTGAGTTTGTGATAGTTACGTCGCCTGTGGCAGCATCAGCGGATACGGTGATACCCACACCAGATGAAATACTAATCACGCCTGCGTTGGTGATTCGGAGATTGTCGCCAGTTGACCCAGTAATGTTAATACCTGCACCTGTGGTTCTGCCTGAAGGCAGTGCAGTGGTACTCTGTAGACTGCGAACTCCTGCATTAGTTACTGTGGCCACTCCACTAACTGTAGCAGTTGTAATACCAGTACCGGCTGATACACTTAGTATGCCCGTGTTTGAGAATGTAATCGAGTCAGCCCCTGAACTCACAGAAAGCCCAACACCTGCGCCTGGTAAGAAATTCACTGTGTCGCCGAATGTTGTTGCTACCACAGACAGATCATTATTAACCTGTATTTCTTTAAAGAATGTTTTGTCGGGATCTATGATTAAACTGGTACCAATGCCAGTGAGCGGATCTCCACCAACAGTGGAATTTTCTGGTAGATTAACAGTATACCCCACACCTTTGATTTGTGCATCGCCCGTCCATACTCCGTTTAACGGGTTAGATGTTGTGTGTTCTGAAGTAAACACTGATTGCCATCTGTGTGTAGTGTCACCGAGACTGCGTAAATTATCTGTAGTGGGAGTAAGGTCGGTGTCCAGCGAAGTAAAATCTATAGGAGTTAGCCCACTGCCGCTCCCGATGGTTGCTACAAGTATGTCAAAATTTTCATTTACTTTTACAAAAGCGTCATTAACTTCACTCCACAATATAGGAGCACGACCTGGAATTATATTTGTATTAAAAGGCATTATGTTCTCCCCACAGCTATTTCAATTGTGCCAATGTGATCACTGTCATAGTCTACCAGTGCTTTACCTACCACAGTTCCAACCTTGATATCGTTTCCGCCTGCTACAGCAACGCCTGGAATCTTTGAAGTCACAAGCATTTCTCCTTTACGTATTTTTCCTACTACCCGGCATGGCACACGACCTTGTAGGGCTACTAGGTTCTTAAGTCCTGGACACCCTTCGTACATGGCAAACGCAGCAGTATTAGAAACAACACCAGCCACACGGTTGTCGCTCTGTGTGTTAGTAACAGTGACTTCTTTGTCGCCGCCAAACACCAATACAGTCCCCACTTCGTACTCTTTGTCACCTTCGTAGTATTCTGCAAGGTCAGCGGAGTATGTGGCCTGTAGTCTTGATTCGTTTGGTGATGTACCGCTTAAGGTCCAGCGACCAGTTATAGTACCAGCTGTGGTATTACCACCGGTGGTCAATGTCTGAACCTGTATAGAAGTCGCTGTTACTGTAGAGCAGGTTATAGGTGCATCAGATACACCGTTCTGCGTTTTGAATTCATGGAAGTTATTCCAGTATGCGGTTTTTCTATTAGCTGGAGTAGCCGAAGCAGTTTGTATTAATATACCACCAGCTGAATCAAAACCGTAATATCTAATGTATCCGTCTGTGGCTGTGGTACTAACAGTATCTATGGCCAAGTTAGCGTCTATCTTGATGTTTTGAACGTCTATGGTTCTTCCGCCAAAATCTCCACTGCCGTCTCTAACGATGACTTCGCCATTACCAGTACTTGAACTTGATCCAGAAGATCCCGCCACCATGACATAATTGGCATCCGACGCTGTCGCTGCACCAGTTCTACGTAAGAATCCTGCACTGCTGTACTGCGATTTCTTGATAGCCAAGCCTTCGTCGACCACAGTGGTAAATGCCACTGCGGCGGCATTAGCTGTGCTTATGCCACTGTTACCTATCAGTGTGTCAGGGGCCATCTGCTCAAGATCAGCTAACTGTACCGAGTTGGCCTTGAGTGTCACGTATCCGTTGGTAACTACGAAATCTGCACTGTTGAAACTGCTGAGTCCATTAGCTGCCTGTATCACGGCAGCTGTTCCTGTCGGTGCCGCTGACTGAGTAGCAGCGATAGTCATGTTCAACTTGCTCTGCTCAATAGCCGCGGCAGCATTCACTTCTGCATTGTTAACCACGCCCGCATTCAACTGCACGTCTACATTGTTCAGTGTAGAGTCTGTGCCTGTGCGTAGATCAAAAGTTAAATCACCAGTTACGCTGGCGTTGATCACAGTATTGCCAACACCTGTGAACACCATGAACTGACCGCCCTGCACATTGCCACCGGCCCAGTTTTGGAAATTACTTAAAGTAAAACTTCTAAGATTGAGAGCATCCTGCGGATCAGTTGCGTCTGTAACATTAGTGATCTTATTGTTGTTAAGATTCATTGATGCTTTCATGCCCAACTGCCCATCAAGGGCCATGTAGCCGCCAGTGATAGTAGGTATTAATTGACCTACACCAACAACAGCACCGTCATGAGTTAATCCTAATCGACGTTCTAGATAGATACGAGTAGCATTTTCAGTTGGCACCGTGTCGATAGCATTATCAATGAAACCACTATCTGTAGAGAATTCACTGACAGGAACACCTCGTTTAAATCCAATACCATCGAGATTGCTCAGTGCAATGGAACTAGAGAATGTTACCTGACCCGTACCTTGGTCAACTCGGAAGTATGGGCCTACTGAGAAATTACCAAATTGGTCAGTGGTCACATAAAAACAGCGTCCCACGTCACGTTCTTGTACTTCGTTTGCCGGATTCAAAGGGTTAACACTGGCCCCATATATTTCTTTGGGATAGTTAGTATCGGCATACGATCCTGTACCAATTTCCAGTAGATCGTGTCCTGTAACCCGAGTCAGTGAAATACGTATGGTCAGTGTACCAAGACTACCACTGCTGCGTATAGGAACAGCTGATTTAATAGTGTATGCGCTGTCTAGATTGTTTATACCGTTAACCAACGGTCTATTAAGAATAACTCTACCAAACGGACCGTTGGTTACTGCTTCTGGTTGATACGTGTTTATGATGTATTCTTCACCCAGATACACAAATTTGCTGCCTTGTGTTCTTGATATTTCTGTCTGAGAAATAGCTACCACAGCAAATATAGTATCACCTGCACTTCCAGTGACCTTACCAACTTTTTGCACACCACTCTGTGTGCCAGTGGTCTCTACAGCATCACCACCCAGTTGAGCTGAGATTCTAAAACTGTTTACACCTAGACCAGCAGACAACACAAAGTATCTGTTCAACATGCTTATGCCTGTAGGCAGAGCACCAGTGGTTGTAAATTTAATCACATCGCCGGCTACAAATCCATGGCTGTTCAGAGTAACCTCAGCGGGGTCTGCTATACTGATAGTACAGGTAGTGCCAGTCGGAGTTGATGTTACAAATTCTCCAGGTTGGATCACTGTTATGTCTATGTAGTTGTAGTTTTCTCTAGTCTGTGTAAGAGTCAGTCCCGCAAGGTTGTATCGATGAGTCCCACTACCTGCTGTGGTTATGCTTAGTGCCGTACCGTTCAATTGTGTACTGACGCTGAAATCAGTTTCAGTGAGATTGTTAGGCAACACATAGTATATTTGCCCTGCTAAAATCGGTGCGGGCAGTGCGCCGCCATCTGATACACTGAAATTCACAGTGTAGCCTTCTAACAGCTTGTGTGATTTTGCAGCCTTGATGGTCAATCCACTGCCGTCGGCTAATGTAAATGTGCTTCCGCTGGGACTGGTAGATACCGTGAATGTATTATAAGTAGGCTGTGTTCTTACATAATAAGTAGTGCCACTGACAAAGTTATTGGCAGTGCTGGTAGGAATGATCCTGTCACCTATTCTCAGTTTGTGATTACCGCTGGTGGTACACACATTGGACGCAATGGTTGTAATAGTCACTAACACTTTGTACCGTGTCGGAGTAGCTGTGTTGAATAATACTTCGTAAGGCCCGTTTGAGTCAACATAAGAGTTGAATTCTAATACACGATATACGGTATCCAAAGTCTCACGTAATTTAAGACCAGTGGAAGGTCTTACTGCAACATTTTCTAATCCACCGGTAAGCAGTATAACACTCGACAGTCTCAGTGTCATTTTTGTACCATCAGCAACTACGGCAAACAGTCCTTCTGTGGCAGATCCTGTACCTGTAGAGAGATTTAATCGTGCAACTCCTGGAGGTAGATCAGTTGTAGTTACCGAAGTTACAGGATATCGATATATGCTGTTAGTTGTAGGATGCAATACTTCTAGCTCTGAACCACCTAATGGAGTATATTCATAATTGGTTACAAATATCAACAGGCCGCCGGCTACGTTGGCAAATGAACCGCTGGGGAAATAACAGTCTATACGTTGACTGAATTCTTCATATATAGTAGACGGCGTTGGAACCTCTAGTGGGTCTGCACCTTCTGCCACCAGAGCAAAGTTTCCATGTGCGTTAGAACCTGCTACTGAACGAATTTGTCCGCCAGTTACTGAGTAGTAGGCAATATGACAGTAGTAGGTAAACATCGAAACGGCTTCTGTAAGACCACCGTTGGCCACAACTATTCCGTAGCCTAGATCGTTGATCTGTGTGAAGTCGTTACACAACATACTTCTATTACCAGGCATCAACAATTCGTATCTATTACCATTGAACTCCACAAATGCCACTGTTGAAGTCTGCAAAGTAGCTCGATTGGTTTGAATAATATTTCTTACAGCGATGTTGTTAGCAGTATATCCCACGAAACTGGGTTCTGTAATAGCAACCACTGCCTGTGCTGCTGTAAAATCAGCTGCACCGATGATTGAACTCATAGCAGTCATCAGGGTATTGATTGTGGCAGCTTCTGTAGCTGTCGCAGCAGTACCAGTAGATCGGCTCACTCCAGAATAACTGGTAGCAGGATTTAAATTTTGTACAACCTGACCTAATAGATAATTTAGATAGGTGTGCCATGCAGCAGTTTTAGCCTGTGAAAGACCGGAGTCAGTGATCACTGCTCCTGTGAGATTGTTATAGAATTTCAGTGCTCTTGTACGTGTGGCCACATTACCACCGTAGATAACATCATGTATCACAGCTTCTACAGCTTGTCGAGCCTGGAATTCAATTTCGCCTGCTATAAAAATATCAAGAGATGTAAATGGCGCAGTAGGAGTTGATATTTCATTAGCAATCCAACCCAGTATCTCAGCCACTGCGTAGTCTCTATTGTTCAATAGCAAATTGTATGCGCTGGTTACATCAACAGATACACTGGCAGGTAAAGTGAAGCTGAGTGTCGGGACAGCGGATAATCCACGTGAAAGAACATCTGCTATCGATATGTTACTGAGATCCACAGTATCTTGAATGTCAGGATACGCAGTGATTAGATCATTAACTGTGTCATGCACAAACTCGATAGCTTCTATGGTAATAGCTCTTTGGTCCTGTAGTACCACTCCGCTTTGGCTGAGCCTATATGTTATTCCGTTCTGTCGTGTCCAGTAGTTGGTATTCAATACAATATCTCGACCTAATCCGTCAAGGATTAACCCAGTGTCTCTGCTGCAAGCAGAAGAGTTGAATGTGAATACTGTAAATGGCCATGGTGTTGTTTCGTCTAAGATAAATGTAGCTGTACTGCCGTCTTTATCGTAGACAAAGTCTCTGACATAGTTAATTCTATATACACTGTCAAAAACAATAAACGATGCTGGCAGTTGTGGAAATCTGTCAAGATCACTAACTTCTAATCTTGTCGGTGAGATCACTGCATCTATGTTGAATTCAAGGTTGCCCGAAAAGCCGTCAGTGAACATACCACCTGCAAACACCTGACGATCTTGGCTGCGGCTGAACGAAGCACATTCTTGGAAGTAAGGAGATCTGGACAATATCTGACCTGTAGGATCCAATACTCCCATGAACCCGCCGTGTCCTATAGCTGATATAGCCTGCCAACGCACAGTGTCGTTGGCCAAGAACACATCCATTTCTTCGTTTTCTAAAGGATAGTTTACTGAACCAGATCCGTCTATAACATCTTTAAATGCATCAATCAACAGCACTATAACAGCATCTGAACCTACCTCTGATTGAAACGCAGGATCGATTGTTTGGAAAAACAGAGTTTGTTTCAACCCTGTGATTGCAGTGTTATCTATAATGGCCTGTACTAGGGTATTGAACAGATCTATCACGGCCAGATACTGTGACAGCTGTGTGGTTATCACAAGTGTTCCAACATCGTTTTGATAATATTTCAGCGCATTAGAAATGGTTCTATTATATCCGCCACGGTCGAGATCGAAAGTTAAATCATCAACTAATTGTCCAATACTGCGTTTATAAAAATTCCTGTTGTATGTGAAAGTTGGACTGAACGGGGATACGCTATTGATTTTGTTGAAATCTATTCTTGCAACAATTTCTTCTTGAAGAAACGTTCTATTCAATCTTATTAAATCAGCAGCAGATTCGTATGCTCCTTTGTTTTGTATCTTGGGATAAACTGGTTCTGTGATATCTTG